GAGAAGTTCAACACACGGGTGTTGTACCATTTCTCAAGAAGTTTGAAGCAACTGTCAGATGTTGCACGCAAAATGGCATACGAGGTGGATCCGCGACAGTCCACTTCCCAATCTGGCACCAAGAAATAGAGGATATTCTTGTACTTAAGAACAACAAAGGAACCGAAGATAACCGAGTTCGTAAACTAGATTACTCCATCCAAATCAGCAAACTCTTCTATGAACGATTCATCGCAGACGCAGAAGTTTCCCTCTTCTCCCCCCACGACGTTCCTGGTTTGTATAATGCTTTTGGCACTGATAGATTTGACGAGTTATATGTGGGTTACGAACGAGATACATCTGTTCCAAGAAAGACTATCAGAGCTCAAGAACTCATTCTTAATCTTCTGAAAGAACGTGCTGAGACTGGTCGTATTTACATTATGAATATTGACCACTGCAATTCTCATTCTTCATTTAAAGACAAGATTGAGATGAGTAACCTTTGTCAGGAAATCACACTTCCAACATATCCAATTCAGCATATTGATGATACTAATGGCGAGATTGCCCTTTGCATTCTTTCTGCTATTAATGTTGGAAAGGTTAAGTCTGATGAAGAACTTGAAGAACTTTGTGACCTTTCTGTTCGTGGTCTTGATGAACTGATTGATTATCAAAAGTATCCTGTTCTTGCTGCAGAAATTGCTACAAAGGCACGTAGGTCACTTGGAATTGGTTTTATTGGTCTTGCTCATTACCTCGCAAAACTGGGATATAACTATTCGTCACAAGAAGCTTGGGATGCTGTTCATGGACTTTCTGAGTCTTTCCAGTATTATCTTTTGAAAGCATCTAACCAACTTGCTAAGGAAAAAGGTTATTGTGAGAACTTTGGACGTACTAAGTATGCTGATGGTATTCTCCCAATCGATACTTATAAAAAAGATGTAGACGAAATCTCCTCCACTCCACTTCAACATGATTGGGAAACTCTTAGAGCATCTATCCTGGAGCACGGTCTCAGACACAGCACACTGTCCGCACAGATGCCATCGGAGAGTAGTTCCGTTGTGTCAAACGCAACAAATGGAATCGAACCACCTCGTGGATTCTTGTCCATTAAGAAATCTAAGAAAGGGCCCCTTAAGCAAATTGTCCCGCAGTATGCTACACTAAAGAATAACTACACACTTCTGTGGGATATGCCGAGTAATGATGGATACATTAAAATTGTTGCAGTGATGCAGAAGTTCTTTGACCAAGCTATTTCTGGTAACTGGAGTTACAATCCAGAAAATTATGATGATAATGAAGTACCAGTGTCGGTTATGGCAAATGACTTTTTGACTACATACAAGTACGGGTGGAAAACTTCCTACTATCAGAATACTTATGATATTAAGACTGATGAAGTGATGGAAGAAAAGAAATCCGAATTGGAAAATCTAATTAATGAGCTAAGTTCAGTAGAGGAGGGAGAGTGTGAATCCTGTGCAGTTTAAAATTTCTTCAACCGAAGAGACCACATCAATCAAAGGAATGACAGTTTTCAACACCGAAAAAGTTGATACCAAAAAACAACCAATGTTTTTTGGAAAACCACTGGGAGTCCAGAGATATGATTCATACAAATATCCAGTCTTCGATAAACTGACCACTCAACAATTAGGATACTTCTGGAGACCCGAAGAGGTGTCTCTCCAGAAGGACCGTGGAGATTATCAAACACTGCGTCCCGAACAGAAGCATATCTATACTTCTAATCTGAAGTATCAGATTATGCTTGATTCTGTTCAGGGTCGTGGTCCTGGTATGGCTTTTATTCCTTATTGTTCTTTACCAGAACTTGAGGCATGTATGGAAGTATGGGGATTTATGGAAATGATCCATAGTCGTTCCTATACTTACATTATCAAGAATGTATACTCAGATCCTTCTGAGGTTTTTGATACTATCATTAATGATAATCGCATTTTGGAACGTGCTAAGAGTGTGACTGAATCGTATGATGACTTTATTCAATCAGCACAACAATATGGTGTATCCGATGCTTGGATACACAACCTTGAAGGAGTTTCATACGCAAAAGAAACAATCAACGATGTTAAAAGAAAACTCTATAGAGCAGTCGCAAACGTTAACATTCTTGAAGGTATTCGCTTCTACGTTAGTTTTGCATGTTCTTTCGCATTCGGTGAACTTAAGCTTATGGAAGGATCCGCTAAGATCATCTCTCTTATCGCAAGAGACGAAAACCAACACTTAGCAATCACCCAAAATATTCTGAATAAGTGGAAGGATGGTGATGATCCAGAAATGAAGCAAATCATGAAGGAAGAAGAAGAGTGGACATATGCTATGTTTGATCGTGCTGTAAATGAAGAAAAGAGATGGGCAGATTATCTGTTCAAGGATGGTAGCATGATTGGTCTTAATGATAAACTTCTTCAGCAATACGTAGAATGGATCGCAAATAGAAGACTTAAAGCAATTGGATTAAAACCCCAATACGATATCTCAGCAAACAATAACCCACTTCCTTGGACTCAGCACTGGATTTCTTCCAAAGGTCTTCAGGTTGCTCCCCAGGAAACTGAGGTAGAATCATATGTAGTCGGAGGCATTAAGCAGGATGTCACAGCAAACACATTCTCAGGATTCAAATTATGATGAATGGTGCGAAGAAGAAATTATGAATGCTTATAGAGAAGCAGCTGAATGTGATGAATATTTGTTTGGTGATTATGACTATTGTAAAGAGTGGGTAGGTGTTGGAACTACAAATTAACATAGATAGGGGAGAGCAATCTCCCCTTTTTTATGTCTAAAAATCAACTCACTAAAGACGAATTTAGAGTTCGTGTGTTAAAATTAAAAGCACAGTTAGAGGATGATCCTACCTGGCATTCTAACCCTAAGGACCTTGCCCATAAATATTTGAACAAGGTACTTGATATAATTGATGAATACAGATATTGACTATGAAAACCCTTGGTCGTACAATAACAAACCTTTTAGCAGTGCTGATATTGGGGAGTACTTTGGTTTTGTTTATCTCATTACCAATAAGTTATAATAATCCAAAATCAATTATAGAACTAATTGACAATGAAGATTAATCCATCCTTCAATTGTTTTTTATATGTTTGAAATCCTATTTTCTTTTCTTTAATATATGAAGTAACACTTTCCCAAGTGTTTGTTCCATCACTTATCTTCACATTCCTTGATGTTGTAAGTATTTTTTTATGCTCTTCAGTGAGTTTTTTACCATACATAGGATTTCCTTCACCAGAATACATTTTACTAAATTTTTCACGAACTTCTGGTTTGTACATTGGATTATATGATTTGTCTTTCATCTTTTCACTTCTCATATCACGAAACTTATCGTTTTTCATGACAACTTCATATATTCCGGACCTTTCACTGACAAAAAATCTCCCTTCAATGTTTGTGTTATAATAATCATCAGTCATTAGAACATCCCTTTTAAATTGCTCCATAGTTTCATAATATGACATAGATTTTTTGTGGGGGCACAAATAAAGAATTTCTCTTGAAAAATTATCTTCACCAAGAAGTTTTACATCTTCATTTAGTTCGTCACAGGAACCAAAATAATTTTTCCAGTCACTTTCTTTTGTTTTTCTTCTACCAGTTTTTTTATCTTTTCTTCTTGTCCAAAAAGATTTCTTTCCAATATATTTTCTATCATTGGTTAAGTTTGTTATTAGATAAACAAATCCTTCTATTCCTTTTGGAGTCTCTATAAAATCTTCATCGTTATACTTCCAAGTCATAGAAATACTTTCTACCATTAAAACTATTTATAATGAAAATGTTTTTAAGAGTGCTAAAACTTATCAATTGGTTCTTGACAAAGCAAAAGAGTACTCCTATAGTGGAGGAACCTACTTCCGAAAAGATTATTATGGAAACACAGATTGAACCTGTGGCACAGATTCGTGACTGGGCAATTGAAAAGATTGAAACTCTTACTCAACATGGAAATGCTGTTGACCAATTGAATGCTCTTGCAATCATTGACGAGTTTCATGAGTGGATAAACATTCCAGATGGAACTGAGGAACTTGATTACCTTTGCTTAGAGGAAGAGGGGTGGGGAGACCAAGAAGTTGATATT